ACGGCTAAATTGGCCCGTTTCTGGATCAACTTCGTACCGATAATGCCTGAGACATTGTAGACCATCGTGGCAATTTTCCCTATCAAACCAGCAGTTACGGAACATTGTTCGAGCAGCGTTGATCGAATCAGCCACCGGAACCCTGTCCAGAATCCTCGTTTTGTAGCCAGCCGCCCTGACGATTTCCTCAATGCTCCTGCCGTTTGCCGCTAACGTCTTATTCTGGGCATCGTGCGGTAACCACAATGTATCGTAAACATACCCGAATGTTTGCATTTGGGCAAGATACTCAGACATGGTTTTCTGGTTGCCTTCAACATATCGAATCAGGCGGGTTTCCATGCCGATAAACTGGAGGAACCAGATTGCCGTGGCATCTGCCCACCCCAAGTCGAATATGGCATGGACAGGCTTAGTGGCGTCATAACTGACCTTGGTGATGCGCCCATCTAGGTCAGCCATCTGCATCTCACGGGCAAAGATAGCCCCATCCACCGTCTGGCGGCACAGACCTTCCCAGACCACGTTGTAGGCAGCAGGGTCGCGGTTCTTGAGCGAATCCTTTTCCAACCGCAGGGTTTCAGGAAACCAAGGGTTGTCGTTCCAGTTGATCTTGATTGATGTGCAGTTATCGGGCGGGTTGACCACAAACCGCTGATAAGTCTCGTCTGTTTCCAGTTCTGGGTTGAAGCTAACCCATATCTCGGAGCCTTCCTTTCGGATGGTCGGAATCAGCACGTTCCACGAGTTACGGCTGACCGTCTGGGCTTCCTCAACCCAACAGATGTCCACTCCCTCATAGGACTTCACGTTAGCCACATTGTTTTTCAGCCCAACAAAGGCGAATTCCGTCCCGTTTTTGCCCCGGATGCTGTTTTGGGTGATTTCGTAAAAGTCGAGCAGCCCAATGTCTACGATTTGGTCACAAAGTAGTTTGTGGACAGAATCTTTAATGGAGGTCTGGAACTCACGGGCGCACAGGATACGCATTGGGCTTTTAACGCCAAGGATCAGCAAAGCCCTGGCAAACCCCCACGATTTAGCGCCGCCCCTGCCGCCCCATGCACATTTGTACCGCATTTTGCGGAACAGAAACTCCAGTTTTACTGGGAACTTGACGTCAGCAATGCTACTCATTGGGCTTCACAAACGAAACTTGGATACCCTGCAACGGCTCCCCGTCAGCCCCGGTAAGTTCGTTTTTGACCGTTTCAGACCAACGCATTTGGCTTTTCGTCCACCAGATCAAGCTGGTTGTGTCACCCGCCACGGCCTTTTGATACAGCGTCTTGGCTATGTTGCTGTGCGCCAAAGCCTTGCCGCGATCCAGTTCTAGCCGGTAGTGCTTTCGCAGCGTCTTGTCATCAATTCCAACCAATACCGCTATGGATTCGTGCGGCAAGCCCAATCCGCTAGTGCTTTCGACTAGCTTTCGGCTTTCTGCGGTTGGTTCATGCGTGTGGTTCATTTTCTAGAGGGGAATTTAGCCAAATATTACACATTTTCGGTTAATTCTTCCAACAACACGGCTTTTTTGCCTGTGAAGTCTTCCCACCGCTTTACGATCACATCGCAATATTTTGGATCAAGTTCCATAATTCGCGCAACTCGCCCATTCTTTTCAGCCGCAATCAGCGTTGTTCCGCTTCCACCAAAGCTATCCAGCACAATGTCACCGCCTTTGGTGTTGTTAAGCATTTGGTATTCAAACAGCGCAACAGGCTTCATCGTGGGGTGTTCGCCATTACGGGATGGCTTATCAAACTCTAGGATTGTTGTTTGCTTGCGGTCTGTGGCCCACAAATGCCCCGCACCTTCCTTCCACCCGTACAGGCAAGGCTCGTGCTTCCAATGGTAGTCTTGCCGCCCCATAACCATAGTGGACTTCTTCCATATCAGGCATTGACGGACTTTCCAGCCAGCGTCTTGGGCTGCGCCTCGAAAGTTATAGCCTTCAGAATCAGCGTGCCAAATATAAAAAACTGCACCTGGCTTCATTACCAAGTCGGCAGTAACGTAAGCATCGCGTAAGAATTGGCGAAATTGGTCATCGCCCATGCTGTCGTTTTGTATCTTCAGCGCGTCTTTTGTCTTGCCTTCGTAGGCCACGTTGTATGGAGGGTCGGTCAACCACATATCCACAGGCTGATCGCATAGCTTTTCCATATCACTAATGCTGCATGAATCACCACACATTAGCTTGTGCTTGCCTAATTGATATATATCGCCTGGTTTTGTCTTCGCTTCAACAGGAACCGGCGGGGCTGCATCCTCGTCCGTCAATCCTTCATTCAGTTCCACAGGCTTCAATTCCTCAATTTCCTCAAGGCTGAAACCCGTGATTTCCAGGTCGATACCCATTTCAGCAAGTTGCTCAAACTCTACGTTTAACAGCGTAAAGTCCCAACCTGCATTCAGCGCCAGTTTGTTGTCGGCAATGATGTATGCCTTAATCTGGCCTGGGGTAAGATTTTTTACCTCTATGCAAGGAACTTTATCCAACCCCAATTTTCGAGCAGCCATAAGCCGCCCGTGACCAGCAATTATGCTGTTTTGGTCATCAATCAGGATCGGGTTTGTCCAGCCAAATTCCTTAATGCTTGCCGCAATTTGTGCCACCTGCTCATCGCTGTGGGTGCGGCTGTTGTTAGCATAAGGGATTAGTTCTGTGACATTCTTTTCCGTAATTTTCATTAAAGTTGGGCTCGATTTGGTCGTTAACTAGGTGGACAAAAAAGCCAGAAAACTACCCACATTGACATCCTCGAATGCTGGCTTAACACCCAACCAGGGTAATTTACTTCTTTTTTTCTTTCTTTTCAGCTTTATGCTTGACAGAATACGCAATCGCCACGGCTTGCTTGACGGGTTTCCCCGCCTTCACTTCAGCCTTGATGTTTTCTTTGAATGCCTTTTCACTCTTTGACTTCGCTAGGGGCATTTTGCTTCTCCAGTTCAGCAATAAACCATTGGCATTGTTGCAGCGCACCATTGATCTGCTGCAATTGAATCTGCGTCTGGTGAGCAGTTTGCTCCAATTCCTTGCCTTTGGCAATAAGGTCTTGAATTCGGGTTTCGATCAGTTCTTTAGTCATTTTCTACTACCGCACAAATGTCGGCCTCTTGGATGATTTGATAATCCTGCCCATCTATGCGCTGAACAGGCCAGTTCAAGTAATCGCCATTGCCGTACTTGATGAAGTCTCCGACCTTTGCTTGGTCTACCAAAGGCCCAATGGCGACAATCGTGCCCTCGTTAAAAGGCTCCGTGTTGTTTACATGGATGATTGTGGATAACTCTCGTACCGTGGGCTTGACCACAACACGATCACGCAGAGGTTTCAACATTTTTCCTCCGAGTGTATTTGCGTTTTTTCGGTTCTGTCATGGCGTCCACAACAGGCAAAACCACCGCGCTTCCAGCAGAAACGGTAACGGTAGTGCTTTGTAACGCCTTGGGTGACAGTTCTCCACACCAATCGTTGCGGTGCTTGTTGAAAAACTGTGGATGGGCTCGGCATTGGCCCATGATGTCGTGATCGACAAAATGCCGACAGTCGATACAATGATTCAAGGTTTCAACTCCTGTTTAGTTGAGACTTAGAGGGCGTCAGGGAGGGCATTCCCTGGCGTTCCTCGATTAACGGTATTCGCTACGGGTATGGGTGTAGCAGATACCGTTGGTGCGACCAGTGTTGAACTGGTTGTCTTTGCCGGTGTTATCTTCCATGCCCATTGCCACGCCGCCAACCATCTTGCCCTTGCGCTCACCAGACATATCGCTGGAGGTTGCGCCCTTGGGAGGGGTTGCGCCGGTGGTGCTCTTAACACCTTTCATGCTGTCCATTTTGCCCATTTTGATTCCTTGCAAGGTTGTGGGAAATTTGATTTTCGACAAATCTGTGAACTTGTCAAGCACACATTGTAGCCCCCCATTCCCTTTCTTGGCGACCTGATTTGTTCTTGACGGTGCGCCCCGTTAGTTGGACTAACCCTAGGGTTTGTAACTCTTTCATGCGTCTGGCGACCTGATTTCCGTCCAGATATGTCACCTCGGCAATCTGATCCTTGCCCATCGGCCCGTAGGCCACCAGCGCCTGAACGATCAGTTCCCCATGCTGGACGGACAGCTTTCCAGCTTGGTCAGCAGCCTGGGCGCTTGTCAGCGGGTCAGTATCCCGAACCCTCGGGAAAATGTTGGCTTTCTTCAAAATGTCAAAAATGCTCATGTTTGTGCTCCAAGTTGGTGGGCGGGTCGCATAAAGCAGCGTAGGCTTGAACAACACTTGTAAAAGTGACCACGGCGCTAACCCGTTTTCCCGCCCGTAAATCAAAAGGGGACATCATCATACCCATCGTCTTTGGGCAAATTTTGATACCGTTCTTCTTTGGGTTTGTGCAGAAAGGCTTTGAAATATCCGTCCCAATTGGCACTTTGCGGGATGCTGTCTAGCTTGATGGTGATTTTTCCATCCTCATCAACCCACATAGTTCCGTGTTGGCTCCAGTAGGTTTTTTCCTGTCCGTCTTGGGTGGTGTATTTGCGTGCGGCAAATTTAATGTCGTATTGCTTTTTCATGCGATTAGTTTGTTAAGTTGCTCCACCTTGGCGGTGACTTCTGCCAAGAACTTCTTTATCTCCGTTTCGATCTCCTTTATAAACGCCTCATCCCGCATTACCCGTTTGACAAACAATTGTGCCTTGGCTGGCATTCTTGGGTCAAAAGAGACAAAATCACACCATTGGCGACCTGTACACGCCATCTGAAATTGCATCTGAGTAATGTATTTCGCTGGCACAGTCTGCGTCAACAGGGTATCTATATGGGTTGCTGTGTTGGGGCATTTGATCTCCACCAGCCCATCCTCGCCAATCAACCCGTCCGGTGACGCGCCAGCCATTGGGATAGTTGGGTGGTCAACTAAGCCGGTTTCCTCCACCATAACGTTTTGGGCAACCTCGTAAGCCGCCCTCGCAAACGGCTCCTGATCTGTTCCCCATTGCATGGCAGCGTTGGTAAAGGATTCAGCCTGAGTGTTGGTCAGGCGCTCCACCACCAGTTGAGCCATGTAGTTTTCACGGCTGGCGCTGTAACCTGTCTTTGTTTTGGCGATTACGTCAGCAACACGGCTGGCGGTAACTTTGCCTAATCTGGCGGCAAACCAATCTTCTGTGCGCTGTTCCATTAAATTGCATCCTTTGTTAATTCTTGAAAATGTTGCGGTGTTATTTTGTAATTTTCTGGCAATTGATGTTTTGCCAATCTTGGCTGGCTTACAACAACAGAATCATCAGGCATAACGTAACAAACCGTGTTATGGAATTGGTTTGCTTCATACACTGATTCGTAAATTCCTAATGCGTTTTCAGTTGACCATTGCCAGTTTTCCAACAAAACACAAACTTCGTCCATTTCTTTTTGTACGCGCTTGCCAATAATTGTGTTTTTCTTTGGTTTTATTAACCAGTAATCTGAAACACCATATCTGGTTGGCAAAGTAAATCCTGATCGATCTATTTTGTTTTTGTATATTAACCCCATGCCTTGGCGTTCAACTCTGACAATTGCATCGGCTTTTTCTTTTTCCAAAAATTCGCGTTTTGCTTTTAATGCAATTTCTTTTGCTTTTTTAAACTTGATTGCAGCAAATCCAGCAAAGTCAGGCGGCAATAAGTAATGTTTTCTCATTGTTTGTGCCTTTCTATGTTTCAACACCTAATTGATTTGCAATTCTTTCTATTGCATCTGCACAACAAATGCTCAAAGCCTTTTCAATCAAAATTAGAGATTGGTTAATTATTTCGTCATAAGTGCCTGGGTCAGCTTCCTTTATTGCTTCCAAAGTAAATTGTGCGTCTTGCAACGCATCCAAGTCTGCGCTATTAACCCGATATAAAGTTTCTACATCGTTTTTGTTATTCATGCCTCCTCCTTTTGTTTCTTGGCGCGTTCAACACGGGCTTTTCTAGCCGCTATTACTCTGGCTTGCCATGTTGCATCCCCATCGCATGATGCGTAGGCAGCGTTAAATGCAGTCATCATTTCATCGCTGTTTGCGCTGGCCTCAATCGCCGCCAGGTGATCTGCCATGCGCTTTGGGTCTACGTTGGTTGTGGGCTTTGTTTCAGCTTTGCCTGACGCCGCATTGCCATCGTCATCTTCTGCCGATATGCCGCAGGTTGCCATGAGGCTATACCTACGGGCATACGTTAAAGCACTACCGTAGCCATGCGCGTCATGTTTGGTCGCCGGTACATGGAGCAATCCACCTTCCAACACTTCGCCAGATTCGTGCAAGAACACAGTCTCCAGCATCACACCATCTTTGCATTCGTAAGTGCGTTGCATCAGGGCAATGCCGTTGTTGTTCAGCGCGTCCATGACAGCCTCTAAGCAAGAGGTCAAATCAGCGTATCGGCTGACTTTGCCGTTTTGTTTGAACGCTTGGTTGCTGGACAGCTTGAGCGCAGGGCCAAACTCTTTCTGCGCCTTTACAAACGCCGCCGCTACTTTCATTCCAATCGGTTCCATGATGTCTCCTTACCACTTAGGGGCACAAGTTACGTCAACCACAACGTCTGTGGTGTAGCCATTGATCTTGCGTTTGCCAAAGATCATCACGGCGCGGGTTTTGTTAGTTTCGCACTCACGAACCGCATAGATAACCTCGTTGCGGCTCAACGGTTGAACGTGCTTATCCAGCACCAATTCCTGCTGTACAGGATTGGGCGGCGAGGATGATGAACACCCAACCAGCAGGATTGCAGGTATCAGAGCAAGGTATTTCATTTGGCCTCCAATTCGCGCTGAATTTCGCGCAAGGCTTCTACCGTGTTGTTGTAGATAAAACAGAGTTCCATGACTTTAGTTTCAAGGCAGGAAACTTGGTACTCATTACGCATTGGATCGTCTACGGCGAAATGCGCGTCACGATAGGAACGAATGCTCTCAATGATTTGTTGTGCGTTCATAGTGCCTCGATGGTGTTGCCTGAGTCGCCGTTAGGCTCCCAGATTGAAACAATAATGCGGTCACGATCTGCGCTAAATACCGTGATTGGACTATCAAGCGCAATGTGATGTTTATAAGATAAGTTCATAGTATGTGGTCGAGCGTACTCAACTGTTCCTGTATACGGCTGACCGAAATAAATACCTTTAACACGATCACCAACACTAAAAGGTTTTTGATTTTTCATGCTCAAACTCCAAAAGCAATCATGGCGACCAGAAAACCTGCGGCAAAGCAATACACATAGCGCAGCACACGCTCAGACTTATCTGGGCGTGGATAGCCGACCTTAAATTCGGCGTCTGCCAGGTTTCGGGGGGTTTGATAGTTCTTCATACAAGCTCCTGAAAAGACCCCATGCGGAATTGCTAGGGCATGGCTGAAGTGTAGTCGACTTTGGTAGACAAGTGCAAGCCATTTCCGACAAAACTGTGGGGGCTTGTTGTTTTTAGGTCTACCTGCGTAGACAATGATGCAATGTTGACCAAAGAACAAGCCATTCTTTTTGCCGGTTCTCAGAGCGATCTGGCCCGTTTGCTAGGCATTAGCAGGGGTGCAGTATGGAAGTGGAAAAAGATTCCCCAAGGCAGGATTTACCAGTTAATGTTGCTCAGACCACAATGGTTTGAAATCATTAAGTAGGGACTTTCCCTAATTTGTTGGTTTTTTACAAAGGAGTTTTGAACATGAAAAAAGCACTAATTGCCGCTTGGTTGGCCCTGACAGCTTCTATGGTTTGGGCTACTTGCTCAACCCACACCATCATGCAAGGAGGGCGTATGGTCACTTGCACCACTTGCTGCTACGGGAACAATTGCACAACCAACTGTTTTTGAGTTATAGTTTTTTGAAACCCGGCTAGGTTGGGCCTGATCTCCCAACCGAAAAGCGAGCCTCCCCGCCTGCCGATGGTTTCTTTTAGGGACGGACTGCGGAAGGAAATTTATGCGTTTGCAACCCAAGAATTGGGCTGTTTTTCAGCACTACAAAGATCGGTCACCGCCGTGGATCAAACTCCACCGCGATCTGCTCATAAATCGTGATTTCATTTGCTTGCCAATTGCTAGCAAAGCGCTAGCGCCTTTGCTTTGGTTGCTAGCAAGCGAATCCAAAGATGGCATTTTTGACGCCTCTTTCGAGGAACTTCAGTTTCGTTTGCACATTTCCCGAAAAGAATATGACGAAGGCATTAAGCCTTTGATTGATAAAGACTTTTTCTACGTTGCTAGCGGAGCGCTAGCAGATTGCAAGCAACTTGCTATCCCAGAGACAGAGAGAGAGACAGAG